ATGAGTAAAACTGAGAAAAGAATAGAAACCAAAGACCTGAAATTGCAGGAAGATTTGGAACGCCGTTTTGGGGAAGCCATGGCTCAAGAGATCATGGATCAGATCAAAAAGGCCGATAACATTAACAAAGGCTTAAATACACGCCCTGATTACTGTGGCGTGAAGGCCTTGTCCGAAGGGGCCGAGATTTACCGCCGTGAGGCGCAAATCACCCTGAAACGCCTGAAAACGTGGAAGAGCAATCATGATGAGGCCAAACCTGGTGTTGTCGATTGGGACGGCGCGTTTTTGAAAAGCCAGTTTGAAAGAAGCTTCTCTTTCTATCTGCGCTTTAACAGAAGCTTTCATATTCTCTACCGTCAAGCGATGGAAGCCTACAAGGTGGCAGGAGCCTATCCTTATAAAGAAGTCCGTACCGATCAAGCGGAACAAACAACCATAAGCCAGGCGGCTTAATATTGTGTGTGAACGACCTTTTTTAAACCAAGTATAATGTGTGTGGGAATTACAAAATGAATACGAATACCGAAGAAGATTTTAATCTTGCGCTGGGGCGGCGTTTAATCGTGCTGCGCCAGAGCCAAAAAATGTCACAGGATCATCTGGGTGAGTTTCTGGGAGTCAGTAGCCAGCAAATCTATAAATACGAAACTGGAGAAAACCGGATGTCGCCCGAACGTATCCATGCGTGTGCGAGCATCTTTAAAGTACCAGTCGGATATTTTTACGGTGAAGATGAAACGGGCAATACACAGGAGCGTCTGGATAAGGATATTTTGACCATGGCGAGTGAAATTCTTGGATTGCCGCCAAGCATCCGCAAAAGCGTTTTCAATCTTTCGCAAATCATCAATAAAGAATTTCCTGCTTCTATGAGGAAGGAAAAGGAAGAACAAGCAGCCTGATCCCCAACCCCCATGTCAGGTTGCCGCCCCAGACGGCTCAAGGTTTCACCCCAGACCTTGAGCCGTTTTCTATGGCTTCTTTTCCAAGGCGTTCAAAATATCCGTGATAATTTTTTCGTTTACTTCATTGTTAACGCCAGTTGCGGCCAGACATAGAAGCGTAAAATAATGCCTTATGTGCAAAACAGCATATTCATTCTCTTTTTTGAAAAGACGCTCAAGAATCATACCGAGCAGATTGCCTGCGGTATCGACATCAATGAACGTCTCCTTAAATCTTTCAGTGGGAGACTTTTCTTCCTGGCTTTCAGGTTTAACCCGCATTGCCCCCTGTCCGGTCGCCAGCCAGTTAACGCTGGCCTTCATAGCAGCGGCGATTTTGACAACGTCTTCCATGCTCGCCTTCTTCCCATGGACATGGTTGTAAACAGTCCCGTAAGGCAACTCCGTGATTTTCGATAACTTGCTCATTGAGACGGACTCGATGTCCAGCAAATAGGAAAGCCGATCCGCATAGCTCGAAAACGTCTGTTCCTGCTTATTTTTTTCTTGCTTAGACATTCGTTTTTTCCTATTGATTCATTTTTCTATCATAATTACGATAGATTAAATTCTTAAAATGATAGAAAAACAGGTCAAATCTGGATTTTCTGTCACGTTAAGTATAAAGCATTTTTAAAAAATGAAGTACAGGATTGATTGATTTTCTCTAAAAAACTCAATCGCTTCAATGACAAAGGCTGAAACAGGCATGGTGGACAATATTATCCGGTTACACGGCAAAAAGGATATTCCTGCGGAAAAACCGAAAGCAGCCCTGTACATGCGCATGTCCACGGATATGCAGCAATATTCTACGGAAAATCAGGAAGCGGTTCTTCGGGAATACGCCACAAGGAATGAAATTGAGATCATCGCCTCATATTGTGACGGCGGGAAAAGTGGCTTGAATATCGATGACAGGCCGGAAATGCGTCGCCTGCTGGCCGATGTTAAATCGAGGACGGTGGAATTCCAGCTTATCCTTGTTCTGGACATCACGAGGTGGGGGCGATTTCAGAACACAATCGAAGGTGCCGTCTATGAATACGAATGTGGCCTGGCGGGTGTAAAAGTCATCTATGTCGCCGAACCTTTCATCAACGACAGCGATAATATCTTTACAGGGGTCGTAAAAGAAATCAAACGCTCACAGTCCGCAGGATACAGCCTCGAACTATCCGGAAAAGTCCACCGGGGGCAATGCCGCCTGATCAAGGAAGGCTTCAGGCAAGGCGGCATGGCTGGCTATGGCCTTCGGCGCATGATGATCGATGAAAACAGAAATGAAAAAACTCTGCTGGAGTTTGGTCAGCGCAAAAGTTTCCAGACCGATAGGGTTATCCTTGTCCCCGGCCCCGAAGAGGAATTAGGGATCGTCCGGCAGATTTACCGCCTGTTTATAAACGAGGGCATGCCTGAGAAGCAGATTGCGGACAAATTGAACAATCAGGGCATTAAGACAGATCTAGGCAGGGCATGGTCGCGCGGTACCATTCATCAGATTTTAACGAATGAAAAATATATCGGCAATAACGTCTTCAACCGCACTTCCTGCAAGCTCAAGCAAAAGCATGTAAAAAACCCAGAAGATTTATGGGTACGAGCTGAAAATGTATTCGAAGCTCTTGTCGAACCAAGTCTTTTCTACACGGCGCAAGGTATTATTCGGGCGCGAAGCTTTCGCTTAAGTGACGAGGACATGCTGGTAAAACTGAGAAGTCTTCATGACAAGCGCGGTATGTTGTCTGGGTTAATTATAGATGAAACGGATGATATGCCATCAAGCAGTGCCTATTCACACCGCTTTGGCTCCCTGATCGAAGCCTACAAAATGATCGGCTACGACCCAGGCCGCGACTACCGCTATATCGAAATCAACAAGCATCTTCGCAAATTGTATCCGCAAATTGTTGAAAACACGATCCGCAAGATCCAGGACATGGGGGGTGATATTCATCGAGAGATTGAAAACGATCTGATCCATGTGAACGGCAACCTGACCGTATCGATTGTGATCTGCCGTTGCTTCAAAACAGAGAGTGGCAAAAACCGATGGAAGATGCATTTTGATACGAGCCTGTCACCCGACATCACCATCGCCATCCGCATGGACTACGAGAACGAAAAGCCGCTTGATTACTATATCCTGCCCGCCATTGACATTGAAAATCCTGATATACGATTGGCCGATCACAACGGCATCGCACTTGATTCATACAGGTTCCGTAAACTGGAGCCTTTTTTCACACTCACACGCCAAGTCAGCATACCGGAGGCCGCATGATTCCATCATCTGGAAAAATTGAAATGGTCCCTATCGGGGACATTAAAATTCTTAATGAACGCAAGCGGGACAAGCGAAAACATACCGAGATAACGGACAATATCGTGTCCATCGGCATGAAGAAGCCGATCATGGTGCGGTTCAACTCCGACGATCCCGATAGCAAGAAATATGAGCTTGTGTATGGGCAAGGCCGGCTGGAATCTTTCCAGGCCTGTGGCCAGACCATGATCCCCGCCATCGTTGCAGAAATTTCCCGAAAAGATGCCTTTATATACAGTCTTGTCGAGAATATGGCTCGTAGATCATCATCGGCAAAAGAGCAGATCAATGAAATAGGACGCATGCGGGATCGCGGGGACAGACCTCTTGATATCGCCCGAAAAACGGGTCTTTCCGCTTCGCATGTTTCGAACGTATTAAGACTGATTGATCAAGGGGAAGAACGGCTTCTGGCGCAAGTCGAAAGCGGAAAACTCCCTATGTATGTCGCCATTGATATAGCGGAAGCACCTGGGGATGAGCAAAAGATATTGCAAGAAGCGTATGAAAGCGGCGACCTGCGTGGCCCAAAACTTATCTCGGCCAAAAGGATGCTTGAATCCCGCCGTACCAATGGAAAATCTTTTGGACAACGCAGCCAAGAGGCTGCGAAAAAAAAGCCATCCTCAGTCAAAGATTTGATGGAAGAATATACACGCATTACCGGACATAAAAGACGCGCCATTGAAAAGGCGGAAGCCGTTGAGAACAATAATAACCTGATTACAGAGACAATGTATGTGCTGCTTCAGGATGAAAATTTCCGCAACCTTCTTCGAGCGGAATCCTTAACAAAAATGCCGGACTGGATCAGGGAAGAAATGCAAGAAAGAGGAATGAACCCATGGTAATGCCGACGAACGCTGCTCCCAATGATGGTGAAATCAAAATCGCCTTTGACATGAAAACGCATGATTTGAGCGGTGATAAGATCATGCCGATCAGACCGATTACGCCTAAAATGAAATCGGGCCAGAAATACAAACAGATTTTAACCTCTATCAAAGCAATAGGCCTGATAGAGCCACTGGCTGTATCGGAAGATAAAAATCTACAGGGTCATTATATTCTTCTGGACGGGCATATGAGGTTAGAGGCTTTAAAAGAAATTGGGACAGAAAGGATACCCTGCCTGATCTGCCAGGATGATGAATCCTATTCCTACAATAAGTATTTCAACCGCCTCCCGCCTCTGGAGCAGCACAGGATGATTCTGAATGCTCTAAAAAACGGCGTAACGGAAGAAGAACTGGCGGAAAAGCTGGTCGTGGATGTAAAAAGAATTATCCTGAAGCGCGATATCCTCAAAGGTATCTGCAAGGAAGCGGTAAAGCTTTTAGAAAAGTTCAACGTGCCTGAAACGGTCTTGCAGGCATTAAAGAAAATGAAGCCCATGCGCCAGATAGACGCTGCAAACCTTATGATATCGGCCAACTGCTTTACAATCACCTATATGAATGCGCTTTTAATTGGAACATCCCCTGATGATATGGTGGATTCTGAAAAGAACAAAAAGATGGGCGGTCTTAAAGCAGAACAGATTGAAAAGCTCCGGAATGAAATCACGGTTGTCGAACGGGATTATAAACTCTTGAGCAACAAGGATGGAACGGACACGATCAAACTGACCTTTGGTAAAGCCTATATATGCAAGCTTCTTAAAAACAGCCGTGTCCATCGCTATCTGGGAAAGAATTATGAAGATCTTCTAGTGGAGCTTGAAAAGATCGCTGCCATGACTTCGATTGGGGCGCGAGAAATAGAACAGACACAAGAAAATTAAAGGATACTGAAGCGAGGGCTGCCTAATTGCGCCAATGCCATTTTATGCGGAGACCGGAACCCGCCTGTGTGATTGAGCAGCAGACAAACGCCGGGGCCATGGGAGAAGCCGTTCCTGATAAGGAGCATGGAGCGATCATGGTGGCAGGGATGGCGGCGAACCCGTTCGGAGCCTGCCAAGGCTGGGCCGTCATATGACTAGCCGTCCGGTCTGTCAATTCGGATAGATCGGCAAGTGAGCGCACCGGCCCCTTGAGGGGCTTCAGATTCAAGGGGTCCGGTCGCGGATTATCACCAGTAATAAAGATGTGGTTTATGGTTTCCCAGAGGCCACACTACATTGTCAGGATCATCACCTTTGATAATACGGTGACAAAGCCTGTCATTTTTACGCCTCTTGGGTTTGTTCATATACTCATGCACCCACCAGCTGGGTGTGGATGCCATCGTGATCGTTCCATCACGGAATATTTTACCATTCCGCAATTTATAAGGATCACGCCTGTAAGTGCGCGACATTATTTTTCTCCTAAGTTTGTTGGTACTTAGAAGAGAGCGTCTTTTCTGGGGGAATGATGAAAGCATGCAGACAACAAAAAAGACCGGAAGAAGATCTCTTCCAGCGGCTGAATATCTGCAATGCTTAAAAAATGAATGCCTGTTGATTTGAATATACGCCAAGGTGCGGCAATTTTCAATTATTTATAGCAAGCCCGCGCCTGCGCCCGCATGAGCGCATAATCCTGCAAGGCTATAGGAAAGGCCACATCTTCCGGCGCGGCCTCGATTTCCTGCGCAAGTTTTGTCTGGAACGCTCTGTCATATTGTTTGACGGGCGGACAGACACAGGCCGGATCAGAATTTCCCATTGCGCAGGCGGCGAGAAAGCTCACTCCGATTGCGAGGAGCATCCATAGTCTCACGAATTTGGGCATCTTTAATCTCCAATGATTTCTTGAGTTGAAGGGCGCGTTCGGTGTTGCGGCCCGATTTGCGGGCACTGAACAAAATGCAAAGAACCGTCAGCGCAATCGCCGCCCATCCCGCAAGACGGACAGCGTTGCCGACTAGCCAGTTTTTAAGAATTATCCACATTAACGCAGACCTTTCCGGCGATCATCGATCCGCGCCCAGATCATGGCGACGATGCCGATCATTGTGACGGCCAGAAGAATCCACTTTGCTGTCTCCAGATAAGGGGCGATATTCATCAGCGCCGACGTTGCAGGTTCCAGCGTTTCCTGTACCGCCTCAATCGCACCGATACCCAGGGTTCCGACCGTTGCAGCCTGCCCACCTTGAACGGTGCGGGTTTTATGGAGTGGCACGGGTTTTGGCTCCACGCCCGCCAACACAAGAGCCTTCGTAATTTCAGCATCTGTGTAGGGTTGCTGGCCATTCTCATGGTGGATGATCGCCTCTACCAACGGCTTCAGATCATCGAAGCTGTGAACATCCAGTTGTTGATCGGAATCAAAGCCGGTTCTATCCGCCACCGCCCTGACATAAGCGAGCGTATTATTTTCACTTGTTGGCGCCCATCGATTCAGGATCTGCGTTATCGTGCGGAGATTATGTTTGTCCTGATAGGAGATCAACGTTCTTGCCAGAGCGCGGATGCCATAGATAGGTGTTTTGAAGGTGAAGAATTCAATGTCACCCTGCCGTTCGGCCAGACCCTGCCATGGGTCTTTGCTGCGACGAAGATTGCCTGGATTCTTGTTGCGGATACCACGCGGTAAAATAACTTGTTTTGTGTTCATATTCTTCTCCTTTTGTAAGTTTGTAGGTGCGGCTTATTCCGCCCTGGCATGAATGGTTTTCAGGTCGCTCTTAATGTCGGCGACTTGGGATTTGATGACGGCGATGTCTCCGCGCATTTCGCCAATAACGCGGCGGCCCGTTACATCGTTATCGACCTGATATTGCAATTGCCGGATGCGCTCATCCGTGATGGCCTGCTTGTTGACGATCCAGGCAACCAGTTTGATGGCTGCTGTGATGACCGCCACGCTGTGTGCGAGGACGGCGAAAAGCAGCCCCCATTCGGTAAGGGACATAAAAACCTCTCTTGTTGATGGTTAGAAAATCAGCCGTAGCTCGATAGAACGACCCATTGCCCGCCATCCGAAAAAATCGTCATGGCAGCAAAATGTCCGGTAAGCGTCCAGATTTGTGCGTCTGGCCCACCGGAGGCAGCCACCATCTGGATTTTCACGGCGTTTGAAGAGGGGTCGATCTTTTTAATCGTGGCAAGACGCCCTGCAGCGACGGAAGGCGCGGGCAACTGAAAAATCACCTGTCCGCTAAAGGCAGACACAAGATAAACCCTGTGAAGCATCGAGGCCTCATAGACGGGGACGCTATCAATAAAGGTACTGAGCGCAGGCGTTCTGTTATCAGCCAGGATCCACCAAGTCGCACCGTTAGAAACCAGCGTGACTGTGTCGAATTGCTGCAAGAGGATTAGATCCCGCCGATCAGGGCCGAAACCATCTTCCTCTTTAATCATGATGGGGTTTTCGCGTAGATCACTCTTTTTAAATGAAACCCAGCGTCCTATCGCATCTCCAGCATTGGGAAGGATGATGCTATAAGGGCGATTGAACGAGCTAAGAAGATAAAATGTGTGTGCCAGATCGATATGGATATCCCCTTCCGTATCCTCCGCCGGATCGATAAAGGTTGTCGCCCGCGTCATGCCTTCGACATGGATATCCTGCACTTGCGTTTTTTTCAGGTAATTTTTAACGGGGAACCCTGAATTATACGCCTGATATTCACCGTGTAATGTCGGGTCCCAAATCGCCGCGCCACCCGTTGCCGAAAACAGATTGACGATGGATGTATTGGTGGAACCGTTATCGATCCGGATGCCAGGAGCCAGCCCCAAGGATTCCGCATAAAAATTGACGATGACGTTGCTATCTGTTGAAAATCCCAGCCGGAAACAGGATTCCGCAGATGGATGCACGTTGGCTTCGCAATCCAAAAACGAATTGTTGTAACGCCCCGCGCTGATAAAAAACCCGCTGCCTGTCATCGGCGTACCGAGGGAATAGACACGAACGTCATGGAGTTTATTGGCGTTCGGGCTATCGCCAAACGTGCCAGGATCATTCCAGTCGCTCGGCGTGATCGTGAATAGAACGCCGTTTAATTGCGGTCTTGCAATAAGAACACGGCTAGCGTTGTTCCAGTAACAAGGTCTATTTGTATCATTCCAGCCATCAAAGGTTAGCCCGTTGATACAATCCCAGATCGAGACATTTTCAATCACGTTCTTGACGCATGGCCCGTCACGGCCATAGAGCATGATGCCGCTTGCACCGCCGACAATGCGGATATCCTGAATAGAGGCATAACTCTCGACAATCTCGAGGGCATTAAAATCAGACGGGTATGTCGGGATTTCAAGATGGTCATAGGGGAAGTCCCGCGCTTGGATAACAGACGCATCCCCCACGCCATAAAGCATTCGCCCGTATTTCAAAACAATAGCGGCTGTGGTTCGATAGGTTCCAGGCGGCAAAAAGACTGCCTGATTTTCGTCCAGAGCTTCATTGATCGCGTCTGTATCATCCACAATACCGTCACCATACGCACCGTAATCCTGCGGCGTAGCGACTTCGCGGTTTTCCAGATATTTTCGTAAATTCATCTTATCGACATTCTGACCAGGGATCAGAATGCTGTCGATCTTCCTTGGCATGGCTTAAAGCTCCGCACTGGCAAGAATGATGGCCCCTGTGCCGCGCTGAATATGAAAGCGGCCAGACGTAAGACCAGAGAACAGGGCCATATCCACGCGCCCGCTATGGATCGTATTCTCATGGACAGTACCGACATGGGGCGCAGATTGATCGTAGTCAGCGACATAACCGTCCGTCATGGAAATAGCCCCTATCGCCTCATAGGTCGGCGCAACCCGCATATCAGGATGTGTGACAATCGCCTGCATATTGCTGGCCGAGTTCGCAACGCCAATGATGCCGGGAACCGCCCGCAAATAGCGTTGAACCAATTTTGTTTCGAGAGCGGCAGGACGGACTTCAAATGGATGCTGGATATCCCCGATACTGAATTGTTGCTCCGCCATAAAAAAATCTTTGGATGTGATAGATCCGCAATCGATTTGCACCTCGATCTCGATACCGTTTCGGCAATCGCCCATGTCTGCGATCCCCATGGCAATAGAGGCATTCGTGTCATTGGCAACAGTGACCGTATCGCTTTCAATGTCGGTGGTGCCGGAAAAATCGTCGGAAGCGTTGGCCTTCCGAACCGTGATAATATAATCCTGCGTTGCCCCTGTTTCCTGATAAGTCCGCGCTGAAAAATAGGCGGGTTTATTATAAAAGGCGGCGGCATCCTTCGCTTCGATCCTGCGGCGGAACATAAGCGTACCGGATGAGTCCAGCGTCGCGTTTTCTACAAAGCAGGCTGCGCCCGTCATCGTAAGACTGAAAGCGGACGTTACCCGCTTGATTGTTCCACCCGACACCGTTCCTTCGGCTTTGACTGCCAAGAGATCGACGGGGCCATATTGCCATGTATTGCTCAATGCCTTGTCGCCCCGATGTGACACCAGACAACCGCCATTGATGATGAGGTTCAAAAGCCCAGGATAGGCAAGGTCTTCGGGCTGTACCGCGCTATCGGCTTTCGTGCCTTGTGCGGCAGTGGCAAAATCAGCCGCATCCGCCGTAGCCGCCGATCCGATATCCTCCGGCTGAATGGCTGTATCTGCCTTCGCGCCCTGCGCTGCCGTTGCAAAATCACCCGTATTAGCACCAGCCGCCGTACCCAGATCTTCCGGCTGGACGGCACTATCTGCTTTCGCCCCCTGCGCGGCAGTAGCGAAGTCGTCTGCGTCAGCTGCGGCAGCGGTTCCGGCATCGACAATATCCGACAGCGTATGATGGTGACCTTCTTCCGAAAGTCCGCCCCGAATTTCAGCAACAGTTGTTTTTCGGGTTGCGCCTTCCTGTACCACAGGAACAAATTCATCACCGGAAAGCGGACCAGTATCTGATAGCTCGGAAATCTTTTTCGTGGTTGCCATGTGTACCTACTCCAAAACGAGAACGATAGAGGCTTCGCCGCTTGTGGTATCTTCCACAGGGCCAGCAAAGCCGGATTTGTTGCCGTAACGATCAACAGACCGCAGCCAGTAAAAACGATTTGACGACCCGGCGAGGCCTGTGCGCGTGTATTCGCTTCCATACACTTCCATGATCCGCGACGCATCCGACTGCGGATCTTCCGTGTCCGCGTCATGTTCCCAGACTTCGATGTAGCGAAGATCGCTATCCGTCACGGGCAACCATGACAGGTGGATGTAATCAGCTCCGGCCTCTGTTTCGATATTCTGCGGTGCGCCTGGTGGCACATCAGCATTGTTGGGCGCAACGACTTCGGGCGAACTATCAAGGCTTTTCAGATTGCTCACCGAATATTCATAGATATCCGGCCCGTCTTCATCGAGCGTCAGATCAACCCCCAAATCTTCCGTCATGGCCCATGTCGTGACTGTGCAGGGCAGGCCCGCCAAACCGAAGCGCGGTAAATCAATGGCAATCGTATTTCCCGCCGCCAACTGGAATCCCACCAGATTGGAAGGAAACAGAATTTGTTTTTGCCTTCTATTTTGTTCCAGCGCGATCATGGCAATGCGCTGCGCCATCGTGGGCGATTGCGTGAAGGGCAGATCAAGCGTTGCCGCTGCCTGTTCATCACCATCCTGCGTGACATAAGCATCGTTGCTGATTTCAGGATAATCGGTAGGTTGCCATTGGTGGATGGGCGAAATAAACGCTCCGCGCACAGTGTTAATCAGGTTCCGGCGTGAGCGGTGCGGTTTAAGCATAACCGATTCACGCGCATGATGCGGCTCCAGCGTAAACATCGGCGGGGTATAAGCCCCGACCTTCAAACGCCACTTGCCGCCCGTATAGGTGAGAAAGCCTGCACAACTGGACAACATCTCTTCCAGAATATCGCGTGGTTTTGCCGCCAGATCGATAACGCCATTACAGGTATAGCGGCTTTCCGTGTCATCAATCGTATCCACTTCCTCATCGCAGATATTGGCGGCAGCGATAAAGGATGCCAGATCAATTTCACCCATCGACGCGCCAAGACCAAATTCGGCCATGACGTAATCAAGAATGCATAGGGCCGCGTTTTCAGACCACTCGGTTTCTTCGGTACGTGGATCATAGAGTTTACGGCCCTTGACCAGTGCAGATATATTCGGCAGACCGCTCGCATAGGCTTTCTCATCAAAGCGCAATTGCGCATGAATATAGGTAAGTCCGCGCAAACGATGGCCCGTTGACCATTTTCCGCCCGAATTATCGACCAAAACCTGATCGGCAAGTTGGCTTGCTGTGCCAATGTGCTTATAAGCACTGGCATAGACGATGCTGCCTTGTTTATAAGGATCGGCTGTGGCATCCCCGTTTCCATCGAGCGCGACAACACTGTCATTGAAGAAAATATCTTCAACTGCCTCAACCTCATGCGCGGCAAGGATGATAACCACATGCAAAATATCGAGCTTGTCACTTGTACCGCTGGCTGGACGGCTATGAATAAAAACCACAGGGCCGCTCACACGCGTCTTGCCGTACACGACACGGTGCGATGTGATCGGCTGGCGCACCATCTGCGTCCTGCCGCCGCCTGCGATATCGGATGCGAAAGAGGCCGCGTTCGTCCCCGAAATACGGGGCTTGTCCGGCTCCTTACCGAACACTTTTGAGCCTAGATAAGTAACGCCTGTGGATACGATTCCGCCTGCAACCGCGCCGACGATTGAGCCGATAATGGCTCCCCCTACGGCGACCCCGACAACCTTACTGACAAACGCGCCAGCAACCGCCCCGACAATAGGAATGGCGGCAGGCATCTATCCGATCTTCCATGCGCGAATTGCCTGCAATTGCGGCAAGGACACCAGCCCGCGAAAGCCAGGACATAAAATTCTTTCGCCTGCGCCGACACCGAGCGTTTCGCCATGTCCCACATCGATCAGAAAAATATCGCCCCGTTGCCCCATCAGCGCGGGGATTTGCGATACGCCATATTGCCGCGCAACGTCTTCTGCCACACCGCCGACACCGCCGAAGCGTTTCAAGATATCTTTTGCTTCTTCTACATTGCGGTAGCCCCTGAAACTTGACGCAATATCCGTCCCCGTCATGGCAAGAACGCAATCACACGCGAACAGGCAACAATCATTCGCGCCCCATGTGAAGGGCTTCGTCCATGCGCGGGCAATCTCGGAAGCCAAAGCCTCCGGCCATTGAGCGTGTCGTTTCAGCATAATTAATCCTTGGCTCTGCCCCACGGAATATCGATTTCTTGAAGGGACGGAACATATTCCAGCCCTTTGTCGTTCGGATAACGCGCCTGTTGATCCGCATCGGTATAACGGCGCGTTCTGGCCCGCTCTAAATCCCGCAACCTGTTTTCGACAAGAAGCGTGATTGTAGCCGTTGGCCCGCCATCAATAATTTCAACTGTATCCATCCGGCCATCGAAAATGACAATGGGCTCTGATATCAGCGCAAAGTCTTCATTCAAAAATCCTAGATAGACTTTGGCTTTCCGGCCTTGTATCGGCTCAGACACAACATCCGAAATATTCTCCGCCTTGACGCCGGATAATTGTAGCGTCATACCAGTAGCCCGAAGCTCCATCGTTTCTTCGATGGTGGAGACACGGCCTAACGTGCCAATCCCTTTCCAGATTTCGCCATCCCATTCCAGATCCCCCATGCCCGACCAAAGCCTGCTTTGCCCCGATACAAAATCCAGAAACGCAAGCAGGATGGGCCGCACGACCTCCTTTTCGGTTTCGGCAGCGCTATCTTCGCTTAGGCGGTTTGTCACAAAACTTCCTCAAATCGCAGTTGATAGGTGGATAGGGCCGGCGGCCTTGTCTCGTTCTGACCTGCTTCATTGTCCAAAAGACGCATCAGGACGCGGACGCTTCCCGTTGAAAGATCGTTGATAGCGATGGATTCACGAACCCTTGGCGCAATCATCACCGCGCTATAACCGTTAATATTCGTGGCGGCATCAAAGAGGACGAGATAGCTGCGTCCTGGCGATCCCTGAATGGCTTCTCCCGCAAGCAAAACACTTTCCTTCCATGGCGAAAGACCATCGACAACCAGCCTGTTCCATCCACCGCCTACTAATTTCGGTGTTCCGGCTCCTTCAAAAAACCGGCCTCCGACCTGAAAAAGAATATCGTCGCCATTTTCCGCTTCTATGCTGAACCCTTCTTCCATCCCGACTTCCATCGGTGGGCCTTCTTCAAGGGTCAGCTCAATCCCTTTTTCGGACAGGATCGGTATGTCCACATTCTCGCCCCAAAGCTCGTGACCTTCCTCGGTCAACAAAAACACATTATCGGAGCCGAACAGGTAGGCATCGAACCCAGCGCAAAACAGAATGTTTTCTTCCAGCGCGAGAGGTACAGATTCCTCGAACGTGAGGAACCCGCCATCTTGCGTCATGTCGTTAAAATCATGCTCATCGTCAAAGAAGCTAAGGCCGACACTTTCGGCATAGGCATCCATGCTGTCCGTTACGGCTCTGGATTTTGTCCGGCGAAAATCCGGAACCAGAATCTTTCCGGTTGAACCGTTAAGCCTTGCGACCAGCGAATCCAGAATGGCCGCTTTGCCGCCCTCCACCCGAAAATCCAGCGTGGCGATCCAGCGTGTGCCTTCACGTTCTTTGGTTTGAACAAACCCTGTAAGATCGCCAACCGATTTGATTGTAACGGGCCGGATATAATAGCTTTGCTGAACGGGATAGAGTCCTTCCGGCCATTCAAACGCGCTCATGTTGGATCGTTATTCCTGCGGCAATACTTCAATCAATTGGAGATTGAACGTCGATCTCATGCGGTTATCCGTTGGGTTGTTGCCTCCCTCGTCATCGATCAGGCGCATCAACACACGGCAATTATTTGTAATCAACGCCCCGGCTGTCACCGGATCGCGTAGGCGCGGCGCAATCGGAACGGCGGCGGTGCCATCTACATCGGCATTTATATCTTGCACAACCATGTGCGTTCGGCCTGTTGATGTCTGGATCAGGTCGCCTGCCAAAAGAACGCCTTGCGCATTCGGCGTAAAACCGGACAGGCTTAATGTATTGCCTGTGCCACTCACAAGTTCCGGCGATCCAGCCAGCGATCCACGCGCCTTTAAACGCCGGAAGTCCGGCATCATTACATGACCCACAGGCCCGCGCAGAGCCGCGATAATGGCATCCATACGCCGCGAATCCACATCGCCGCGTGTGAGTTGCAATTGCGCCAGCCACCGCGCCCCATCGCGCTCTTGAACCTGTACATGCCCCGTCAACGGGCTTTCAAAACGGATCGTGTTGGTGCGGATAAAAAATGACTGTGTCGCGGGGCGCAGATTCAAAGGCCAGATGACAATCGTGTCAGTCAAAACGGCCTCCGCGTCTTTGCCATGAATCAATCACTTGCGTTTTTGCCGCCGCTGTACTGGTGCGGACAATCCCAGGAATCCTTGCCGCCAATGCGCGGTCAACGGCTTCCTCCACCTGTTTCGCCGTGGCTGCCGGATCGTTTGAGCCGCGGGCATCAACATTAACGGTATAGGCAGAACCACCACCGCCCGCCGATTCTACGCCAAGCCTTCCCGATGGAAGACGGCGCAAAGGCATAATGGCTTCCGGCCCGGCTTCACCCATAAGACCCGTACCGTTCGCCATGGGAAACAAGGTCGGCTCGAAAACAACCGCGCCTTTGGCAAAGGCGCGAACGGGTCTTCCGCTGGAAAAGATATTCCCATCTGCGCTGCCAAAAATATTTCCGATCAATGCACCCAGACCTTGTGCAAGCGGGCCTGTGATTTGCGTGCGGACGATCAATCTTGCGAAATCGTTGAGCATGCTATTCACCATGTCCTTCCACTCGAATTTTCCGGTGGTGGTAAAATCGACAAGAACATCTTCCATAGACCGAAGCGCATTTGAGGTAACTTGTTCGACCTGCGCCGCCATGTCAGTGGCTTCATCGGCATAGCTTTGCAAAGCCCGTTCGACCCCAGCCGACCATTCACGGCTGTGCTGCAACATATTGTCGCGCGCCCGTTTCGAGGCGATTTCAAATTCCTTTTGATTGATCGCGCCTTCTTTCAAAAGCGTGTTCAATTCCTTCATTTCCGCGTTGTATTGCTCCTGCGCGGACGTTTGTTCTTCCGTTAACTTTTTAATATCTTCGATGAGCGCTTTTCGGCGCTCTTCTTCCTTCCGGCGGGCTTCCAGAGCTTCTTTTTCATCGAACAAGGCTCCGGCGAGACGTTCAACTTCGACGCGCTGCGCTTGCGTGGCCTCGGCGGACAGGCGGCGCGTGGCTTGATCGATAAAATTCTGGCGGTCGGATTTCCCCAGAGCGGCGGTTTCCGCATTCAGGGATTCCACAACCTTCTGATTGGTCTCATAGACTTTGTTCTGTCTGTCGATTTCGGCGGCAGCACGTTTTTCAGATGCTTCATTGCGCTTTCCTTCCGCCTGCGCTTCCTGATCGGCCAGTTGTTTCAGTCGATAGTTTTTGACTTCCAGTGCTTGTCCCAGCAATGCACCGATCTCATCGGCATTGACTTCGTTTTTCAGACCGTTGATTTGCTCAACCATACGGTCATATTCAGCCTCGACACGGTTTGCGCCCTGGTGCGCGAATTCAAAGACCTGCTGCGTCAATGAATCTTTCAGGCTTTCAACATTCTTGGCCTGATCTTCCAGACGCATCATGTCGGCTTCGATATCCGGCGCGTTGGTCTTCGTTCCTATAGCAGAGCTTTGTTCGCTTTGCAGCTTTTGCAATTGGAGAACAAGTTTTGTCCGGCGTTCTTCCAGAATATCAATGAGCGTCTGGTAACGCTTCACATCCCCTTCGACAAAGAACTGCAAACCGTTTGCGCCGGATGCGCGGCGGGCATCAATTTTCTTTTGCAGATTGTCGATATCGTCATTGACCCCTTTAAGGTCGTGACGGACGGAACGTAAACTTAAATTATCGAGGCCAAAATCACCGGATAAGAACAGCTTTGTCTTTTCATAGGCAACACCAGCCCCGGCTGCGAGTTCGGAAAGCAAACTCGCCGTATCAGCAATAAGCGGAGACAAACCAAGCAGAGCGCGGGACAGGTTAACAGAAACTACTTTCCCCAGCGTATCAAGCTCATCGCCTGCCGCCTCGGCCTCACGGATAAGATCCGCTTCCAGTACAATACCCAGATCACGCGCACGCTGGCGCATTGTATCGATAGCCGATGACCCTTGCACAAGCATATTGACCATCGCCACGCCCTGTTTTCCGAACAGATCAAAGGCAAGGCGGACACGCTCCGTTGGGTTTTCAATTCCAGCCATGGCATCTGAAACCTCACGAAAGACACTCTCGGTATCTCGGATATTGCCTTCCGCATCCCGCACAGACACACCAAGAATGTTGAATGCATCCTTGGCTGCACCCGACCCTTGCGCCGCCGCGCCGATATTGCGCGTGAATTTCTCCAACGATTTATCAAAACCCTCCTGCGCTACGCCGGATTGCTCTGCCGCATAGCGAAGTTCCTGCAAGGCTTCGACGTTCACGCCGAGATTAAACGCTGTATCCGCCAAAGCCCCCGCAGCATCGAGGGCCTTTTTGGTCATCAAGGCCAGACCGCCGACAGAGACGGCCCCGGCCGCAACGACAGCCAGGGATTTCAAACCTTTGGAAAGGAATTGCGCCCGATCCGTCAGGCTCGATAGACCTTTGGAGGCATTCTCACCGCCTTTTTCGATCAAGGATAGAGATTGTTGTCCCGATGCGCCGATGGTGGCGAGTTCTGCCCTGACTTTCCCGCCATCCTCCACCGTCAATTGAACGGCATATGTATGCTGGACTTTACCCATGATTTTCCGGTGCTTCGTTTAAAAGATGTACAAGAACGGCTTCGGCTTCCTGCAAAAGAATGGACACGGTAGCCTCGTCATACCCCCGCGCCTGCGCCGTTGTGAGCGCGGCATTGGTATCAAGACCCATAACGCGGCCCGTTGGTGACAAGCGCCATTGCCCCAGCATCGCCATCAACACATCCCACGCCTCATATTCTTCATCGTGGATCAGTTGATGTTGCTTGTAGGGACACTCCTTGCAATCAAGCTCTAGGCTTTTACATCCGGCGCAGTATTCCGGCCCTCCGCCGCGCTGGAAGTGCCAGCCGCAGAGAGCCGCGATACGTTTTTTGCGGCGTTTAGAAGAACCTGCCGCATGGTGAATTCCTGATAGAACCGTTCGCCCACCGGATACAGGTCCATGACAGCGCGGATATTATCCGGCGTTGCTACCGCGTCCTTGTCGTTCAACTCCACACCTTTCAGGGCGGTAATGTGCCGGAACGCCAACTCATAGATGAGGAATGCCTGATACAGGCCATCCCGCAAATCAGGGCTGGCATCCTGCGGTGTTTCTTTTTCAGACAATCGCCGCGCCGCTGCCTGCGCCGAAAGCATCGCAGGTGTGGTGAGGGGTTTTACGGTGACTGAAATGCCATAGGGCAATTCCAGATCATAGGGTTCTTTTTCATGTTTCAAGGTAATCATGCGTATTGCGTCCCATCCAGATCATTGAGAAGAGTAACCGTGAGCATCCGGCCAAAAATGGCGTTCCGCGCTCCTTGGAAATCAAACGATGCCTGCACACCGCCTGGGCCAGTCACCGACACTTTCGGTTTTGGCAGATAAACTTCGTGCGCCGTGATTTTCAAAGACAACCCCGGTGAAAGGATGTAGGAAAATTCCAGATCCACCGGCTCTCCTTCCGCCGCCGCATCAATCATCGTTGTGTTGGCAAACCGGACATCAATGCTGCCTGTCAGGGCCGCAATAGTCGGATCGGCCCCGTCAATCAATCCATCATCACGGATGGTTTCAATCCGCTCCACATTATTGGAATAGGCGATACTGCCTGCCGTGAGGTTGGCAACACGCTGTCCGCCGCTTTTAATTGCGCCCTGAAACTGGCTGATACGGCCAAAAGAAAGTTCCGCAGGCGTTCCGCCCATCGAACCACTGAACCTTGTTTCCCCCTGCGCCACGACATTGACGGTTGCCGCCGCCGCGCCGGATCGCTGGAAGTCGAAGGAAATGGAATTCATAATCACGCCAGTGTGCATGAAAAATGCCGGAACCTGCGGCAAGCCAACCTCGGCGGAATAGCTCGGTAGAGTATCATTGCCGGATGTAAAGACATGAGCATACCCACCGCCCGTCAATGTTTTGCCGCTAATCGTTGCCGCCGAAGCCGTAAGGGTAAAGCTATTACCCGTTGCGCCTGTAACATCATGAACAATTTTCAGACGCTGCGTTGTTCCAGGGTGGCTATAGGTTGCATCATTGACATCATCATCGCTTGATCCGTTCAGAGCCGTGACCAGCGCATCAAGCGTCAGCAATAGGGTGGCCTGAATTTCAACCTCGCCCGCGCTTGGCATATCATCGACAAAAGTAAAATCCACGCCATTAATGGTGACGGTGTCACCTTCCGTTGGATTGACCGCAAAATCGATATAGCCTTCTGCCGCCGCCAGATCACTGTCAGGATCTCCAAAAATCCCTGTCAGCCAAAAGCCAAGATAACGAGGATCGACCGGAACAACGATATCACCTTCATCATTGATAACATCAAGCAATGGCTGGAGGGGGTCGCGCCCCATTCCCAAAACAGGATCGTCGATCAACCCCTGTTCGCTTCCGAGGTTGCAGCTGTTGAAAGGCATTCTGGTATAGTTTCCCGTTGCCCTTGTTCCATAGGTGCTTTCGCGCTTGAGCAAAAGCCCAGCGCTTGAGCCATAAGCTCTTGCCATGTCAGATCTCCATTTGGGGTTTAAAAACAAAAAACGCCCTCTTGCGGAGGGCGCTTTGTAAAATCAATTTTGTGCGATAGGCGGCTTATCTATGCATGAAGATGGATCCGCTGTTTGCCTTTTTCCAGGATCAGGTCATAGCCGCATTCTTGCATAATGCTGATAAAGTTACTGACCTTGACATCTTTTTGCTGGCCGCTGCGGATCTTTTGAATAACGGACGGTGATATTTCAACGGCCTCCGCCAGCTTCCGGACAGAGATCTTGTCATCATCCATGATCGCGCAGACCAATTCCGAGAGCAGGGTTTCATTATATTCCCGCTCGAAGGTTTTGCGAAAATCCGCATTCTGCATTTCGCGCTCGAATGTCGATTTTTTCTTAGCCATCGTAGTATGTTCCTTTTTTCATCCGGTTTGCGTAATCAGCCATATGACCCAGCGCCCGATCTTTTTCCGCCTTCGGCAGTTTGTCCTGTTTCTTGGAAAAAGCATTCGTAATGATGATTTTTCCATCCTTGTAAAAGAAACATAAAAACCGTTCTGGTTTAGGCTTAAAGGCGAATATTTTATCACCCTCGTTCCTGAATTTCTGTTTATTCAGGATCTTGCCTGTATCCCCGATCAGCTTTACAAGTTTCAGCAGATCAACCCGCTGCTGCCTGTCCAGCTCCTGATAATACTCAAACGCCTGACTTTTTCCGGCGGCATCGTAATACCACTCGATCACAAAGGCCTCGCCTTCGTAAACGGTATATTCTTTATCTTTCATAATCGTACCACTTTAGTCGTACAGTTTCAAGTTTTTTCTATTCGCACCAGAAAGGCCGAGAATCGGCCTTTAGAATGAATATTTTACGATAAAGGCGAGGGCGTGTCATATTCCGCAACAAGAATAATCGTCCCCGTTTTGATGGCAGGCCCACCCAGAACAGGCTCGATAGACCCTTCCGGCCTGGCATAGGTAAGCCCTGCTACCAGACCATCCAGCGTTGGATACTCTTCCAGAACCTGCCCAATCCCGACCAAAAGAGCATCGAATTTCTGATCGCGGCTGGCAGAATCACCTTCTTCCATGTAAATGGCGATCTCTATCTGATGCTCGTAATAGGCGTTGTTAAAGCCTCCCAGCACCTGCTCAGGCTCTCCAGGGTCGCCGTCATAAATGACGACAAGGCCGTTTGCTGGAATTTTTTCCGGCAGTACGGAATTGCGTTCAACACGCGCATCACATCCTTCGCTTAATATGATCAGTAGCTTATCCAGAATATTTTCAGCATGACTATTCGGCATCCAATTTTGCCCTTTTTGTATGTTCCTTGTCGATCAGATTGGGCAATTTTTCGCCCCAGATTTTTGCAATGGCAGCCACATCAAGACGCTTTTCCAGCTTCACTTGCCGGACCAGAATAAACATGATGGCGGTGGATAGTCCCTTACCTGTCCGCAAGGCCGTGGCACTGGCCTTCCGGAAGCCACGCAATTTGCCTGTCTTTTTTGCAAAGGAGGCGCGGACGTTGTTCACGATCAGAAATGATGCGCCCTTATCTCTGTATACAAATTCTAGCTTTCCGAGTTTGGCTTCGGGAAAATTTAGCGGTGTAATTCTTTTTCCGTCCGTTCCCCGCTTTGGTGCCGTGGAGGTAGGAATAGCCAGCCAGACACCGCCCGCTTTGGGTTTGATCAGCACGCCCTTGTCGAAGGCTTCAATAATTTTTGGGGCTTGCGTGTAGACAAAACCCGCTGGATTATATCCCTTGTTATCATAGACGCGAGATCGCCAAGCATTCGCCAGCTTTGTTCCCATGCCCACACTTGTAATTTGCTGGCGAAGATCGGTTTTAAGACCTTCTGTGGCTTCTTTGGTCCCTGTCTTGATTGCCCCCGTAATCGTTACAAACTCTTTCTCCATATCCTTGGCAATGGATTTTGCAATTCTGGCGATAATCTTCATCGATCACGCGGGTCTCACATCCAGAGTCCAGACCAGTCTCTCCCGATCCGCCGTTGGCTCCGCCTGCACCACATAGATTACCCCTGCATAAACGATTTGATCGCCGATTTGCGGGTTTTCGATTTCAGAGACGCGGATATCAAAAAGCGTGGTCGAAGCATGAATCTGTCCACCCCCAAAACCCAGAACCGTATCAGGCTGTTTGACGATCAAACGCACAGGGGTGGGCGCATGCGATCCAGCCTGATAGGTTCCGGCTCCGCTCATTAATGGATCGGTGAAGTGCTGATCCATCATGTCAGCAAAGGACATTGCAGATTACCTCCGCTTTGCCTTGATCAGCGTGCGCGGGCGCGTACAGATCGGAAGCGGGTTGCTTTGCGTGTGCAATTTGACCCAGCGACCGAATTCCTGATCCACAGCCTGTTTTGCATAGCGCGGCAGACCGATAGTATTGGCCGTTTCCACAAAATCCGCAGGTGCATTATACTGGCGGAACAATCCAGGCACACCGACAGGGAAGAAATGCGCCTTGTTCGCATCGGTGTAATCAACCGTCCCAACCTTGCCGCGATATTCTTCAAACACGATACCTGCATATTCGAAGGAACCGCGTGCTTGACCTTGCCGCAAGAACAAGCCGTCCATATAACGGTCATAGGCTTCCTTGACTTCGGGATGGGTTGTCAGATCATCGAAGAAGTCAGACCCGCAGAGTGCATGGATATGACCATAAGGCTGCGCTCCAAGCTCGTCCTCGATCTTCCGGCGGACGGAATGGCATTTTTTCTTAATGGCACTTTCTTCGGGGTTTGCGTTGTCCAGATCAAAATCAATTTCCGTATGTTGCGAAACACCGAATTCATCAAAGAGATTGTAGAGAACAGTGGCCCCATCCGCGTCAAGGATTTGCCCTTTAATGGCACCGATACGCAAATGCTCCAATGTTGCATCATGCTTTTGAGCCATTTCCGCAAGCCGGAATTGAATGACCTGCTCGATACTTTCCAGTTGCGATTCCGAGCCAAAGGCGCGGACATTCTGAATTTCATCGGCCAGAATTGTATCCTCCAGTGCAATATGGGGGACAATGAACGAGCGGGCTTTACGCTTGTTCAGCTGGTTTTGAACAGCAGGCGCACCCCGCGATGTCGTCTCGATAAGGTTCAGACTACCTTCGCGTTCTTCGATCATTACGGAGGTGGTTGTAATGCCGGACTCCGTAAAAATTCCAAGCTGGCCGATCCTGCCAGGAATAAACGGGACTTTGTTGATCGAGTCGGTGAGGGAAATCACCGAAAATGCGTTGTTGTTAAAAATATCAAGTGTAGGCATGGATTTGAGTTCCTTTCGAATGAAGGCGCAAAACGAAAAACCCCGCAAGGCGATGCCAAGCGGGGTTCTTCTTTTCGGGCTGTTGGTTTAAATTATCGGGCGATGATTCCTGCGGCCTGGAGAGATTCGAGGCCGACGGCTTTCTGGTTATCGGTGGCGCCCGTAAACCAGACGAGTTCGCTTGTGTTCACTTCGGCCTGCCGGACGATGCCAACGCCAGGGACATCCCCTGCCGTTGCATCGGCGAAGTCGAGCAGAAGCGCGGCAGCATTTTGCGATCCATCCGTATTGACGGGATTGTATTCCTTGAATTTCTCCTCGCCCGTTACGGTGACGGTAAAAGCATCCCCTGCCGCAAAATCGGTGGCTCCGTCTGCGATGGTGAATTCGATAGGTCCCACAAAAGGCGTAGCAACGCCCGCCGTTCCGATGGTCACACCATCAGGATCCTCTACCGAAAACTCTCCGCCATTTGATGCAGGTTCAATACAGGTCAGGGTGTAGACACCCTTCTTCGCGGATGTGCCCGCATCCACCGATCCGATGGTGCCGTTTCCAGTGTTACCCGCTACAGCAGCCCCTATCGCGCTACCATCCAGAATTTTCCCCAGCACATGGCCTGGTTTCAAATTCTGGCCGGAGAGAACAGTGATGCTTTCGCGGGAAAACGTGCCGTTTGCTTCTGACACAATAAATTCGGCCTTGTGCTGGCCTTCGCTAAGTTCTGGCATTAGTTTTTGCTCCTTTTCAGATTGTTGCGGGATGCGTAGATGGCCGCTGTATCAATTCTCGGCTCATCTTTTGCAGATGTTGCGGGCGGCGCGGCATAGCCCATAATCGTCGTGGCTTCATCCTGCGCTGCACGCGCATTGAGCAGGACTTTACGGATGGTCGAGAGCGGAACAGCCTTGGTGATAAACGCCGCCGCCTTGTCCGGCCTGCCAGCAAGAAGGCAGAGTTCGTTGACAGCCGCAAGATAAGCGAAGGCTTTCTTGCGTTTTGCTTTGCGCGTCATAGCCTTGCGCTCTGTACTGCGGCGTGATGAGGCAGGATCTTCTTCATCATCGTCGAGTTCGAGATAGGCATCGTCATCCTCCTCTTCTTCGTCTGCTTCCGCTTTACGGCTTTTTGTCCGCCTGGATTTGCGCGATGCCGTGGCATCTTCCTCCTCTTCAGCCTCTTCTGTTTCGAGGCGGGATTCATCGTCCCCATCTTCTGTGGCAACGCGGCGGCGCGACGAAGGAGTATCTTCTTTTTCATCATCGCCATCTTCGCCTTCGAGATGCTTTGCATCCCTATCGTCGTAATCTTTTTCTGCTTTTGCCATTTTTTGCTCCTTTGCGTCTGGCTTGGGTTGGGTGAATGCCCGCCCGTATTCACGGACGCGCGAATCTTCTCCTTCGTCATCCAGCGCCGAAAAAATCTCCGCCATGATGTCGTTGTCTTCCAGGTCTTCGGGGTATTTCGCAATATTGCGCGTAGCCGCCGGTTTCAGGATTTTCTGGCCGAGGGCTTTGAGCGCATCATCAAACGTGCCGATCTGGTCAGCCAACCCTGCCTTGATGGCATTCTCGCCAAAATAAAGTCCAGCCTCTGTGCCTTTGATAAAATCTTCATGAAGTCCGCGATAGCCGGCAATAACGTGCGTAAAGATTCTATAGATACGATCAACTTCTCCTTGAAGGTTTGCGCGAGCGGGATCGGAAAGAGGCTCGTGCGGTGAGAGGTCGTTTTTCCGCGCCCCCGCATAAATCGCCGTGTAGGTCAGACCCGCCTCGGCTTCCGCCTTGCTTTCATCAAGATGGACGGCAATCACACCGATGGAGCCTGCGCCGCCTGTGCGCGGAATGTAGATGCGCTGCGCCGCCGCCGCGATGATGTATGCCGCCGAAAACGCGTCTTCATTGACCACTGCATAGACCGGTTTGATCTGGCTGGCCGCATAAATCCGGTCTGCAAAATCGAACACACCGCCCGACTCCCCGCCGGGACTGTCGATATCGAGCAAAATTCCTTTGATGGAGTTGTCATTCAAGGCAGAAGCCAGCTGTTCTTCCAGCGCGCTATAACTGGTCAGGCCGCTTTGCGCCTCCAGCCCCACCGTCCTGCGCACCAGCGTTCCGATGACCGGAATGATCGCGATCCCCTCTCTAGAGATTTCATATTCATGCTTATCAGGTGGCGCGGCGATGGGAAGGTTCTCGCCATCCATACGCGGCACAACGATATTCAGGATCGTGTCCAGCTTCGCGCGGCTGATCATCAGGGGCGTGTTGAACACGCGCCCTGCCGTGTAGGGCAGAAGATTCATTATGCGTCCTCTTGATTATGATTGTTGTTTTCAGGCTCCGGTGGGATTTGTTCGACTTCCCCCAGCTTGCCAATTCGGATGCCCAGATCGTCCATACGCCGTTGATCCGCCGCGATGCGTTGATAGGTTTCGTCGATATCGTAGCCTTCGGATTCGATAATATCGGATGGCGCCTTCCAGCCGCATTCCTGTGCAATTTTTTCCGCCTGCCGATCTTTGAGCGGATCGACCCATTCCCATTTCGGGGGAATCCATTTGACGGGCGTGTAGAGTTTTCCATTGGCCGTAAAACCTGGCATGTCAATGGCACCAGAAAGCGCCGCCGTTTCCAGCCAGCGCCGCCAGACAGGGCGGCAAAGCTGATAGACCATGACCGTGTGCTGGAACTGATCCAGCCTGCGGCGGAATTCCACGGTGCCAGCGCGGATGCTGGAATAATTGGCGGCTTTCAGATCACCCGTAACATTTGTGTAGGGCATTCCCATCGCGGCGCAGGCCGCGAGAAGATTGCGGTACTGGAACGGCTCATATGCACCGCCCACATCGGCAGGAGATGAGAACGTGATATTCTCCCCAGGCAACAACACCTGCATTGTGCCTGGTGAAAGACCCGCCAGAGATGTGCCGGAGGAATCAGGGGGGTCTTCCCCCAACATATTGTCTTCAGGCGCGTTCTTCGTGATGAATCCTGCAAACAGGGCCGCGACTTTTTTGCGGTCAAGCTCGGCATCATCGTACTGGTCCAGCAAGAACAGCTTCACCAGCGCAGGCGACATCCACGGCACGCCCCTGATCTGGCCGGGGCGCAAGGGGCGATAGATATGCAGTATTTCAGAGGCCGGAACACGGACAAGCTCGCCGTAATTCTTCTGCTCCGTGGTATCACCAGGGTGCTTTCTATAAAAATGGTAAGCAATTCTTTTGCCAATCTTGTTAAACTCGATCCCGCACCGGATCTCATTGCCGTTTAGAATTTCCATCTTGTTGAACGGCAAAAACTCCGCTTCCAGAATCTGGATCTGAAGCGGCACCACCAGCCCGTCTTCCACGCGGCGTGGACGGAAACGCACAAAACATTCCCCTGCCTCGAACATGGCGCGAGCGACCAAGGCTTGAAGCCCGTAAAAATCCGTTAGCCCATCCGCATCCGCTTCATCCGTCCATGCCAACCATGCACGCTGGATAGCGTCTTTCAACTCGCCATCCTTCACCAGAGAGGATGGTTTGATTCCCGTCCCGATGGCGTTGGCGACAAAACTGTCGGCGGCGTTTGACGCATACGGATTGGAGCGGACGATCTGCCGCGCCCGCGCCCGAAGTGTATCCCCGCCCGAAGCCAGGAGCGTGTTGATATTTTCCTGTGTTGCACGCCAGCCAATCAGCCGCCGTTTTTGCATCGCGCCTTCGAAGGCCGATGCGGACAGCTTTCCCGTCGCGGCATAATGGATAGCCGCACGGACACGATGAAGAAATCTCATGGGTTACAGGTCTTTTTCAGCAGTAATTTTGATGCGGCGGGTATGAGGGCGCCCCTGATCACGGGCAAGTGCGGATTCCACCTCGTTCAAGGCGGCCCGAAGCTCTTCCATCGAACGGTAGTCAACAGTTTTTCCGTCATATGACAGGCGCAGGACTCCGCTCACGATGGCCCTTCGCAGAGCATCACGCTGTTCAACCGTATATGACATATCTCTGATTAATCCTTATGACCGGTTGATAAAAAAATGTGTGATGGACAAATCCGAATTCATTGTTGTTTCGTTTATTCCTATATTTTATGTTTGTAGATAACATGACCGGCTCCTCTGTACTTCGGTGCACGGGCCAGTCTTCTTTTGCGGATTCATCAAGGGATCCTTGAATGAAGGAAATTCCTAAAATCTTATAAAAATTCCTGTTCTCTCTTTTTCTGCCATTCGATGTATGCCGCTATTACGACTTGCGCAGCTTGCGCGACGATCGCGTTACCGTAGGCGCGCAATCGTCCCACGCGGTTGGCAATCCCATAAGCCAGCGGGAATGTGCCGGGTTCAACTGCCCGCCACCGTCCATCCCTGCACCAGATCCAGTCAGCATCTCGCCAGAAACCGTTCGCCGGGCCGGTCTGCACAATGTCGTGGCAATCTCCGCGATGGTCGCCCGGCTCTCCCGTATTCTTTTTTCGTTCGTCACAGGACTGTTCTTCAGATTCTGCGCATCCGCACAGCGCGGGGTCGGCCAGCCCATCAGTTGTGCCGTGACATCCAGCGTGTCGGTGCTGATCTTGCCATTGCGGATCCTCCCGCCCTCGTATCCGCCCTTGTGATCGCGGGTTGTCGGTGTCGGCCAGTGCGCTGTCAATGCTTTTGCCGCAAGGTTCGGAGAGAAATCCTCCCGCGTCTGGGGCGTGGTTTTGTTCGCCAGCGGGGTTGGCCAGCTGGCCAGATATTGCGCAAAGATCGCCAAATCGCTGCCCCTGTCTTTCCTGTGATACTGCCTCTCGCTGAACTCCTGCGGCTCGTTCGTCCGGCTGTTTTTCACATCGTGCGATATCGGTGTTGGCCATCCGGCCATGTTCGACATCATGGGAAGCGTCATGCCGCCCACCCCCTTCGTCTTGCCTGCTTCCAGATGGCGGGTATTCCGTGCCTGCTTTGTCTCCCAGCTCTCGCAAGAGACATCCACCGTCCTCGGTGTTGCCCAATGCGCCAGATGCGCCTCGTCCCTGAGCTTGTATTTGCCCGCGCAGTTGGAGCGGATCTCCATCACCCCGCCCACCGGATCCGAAGCCGATGGCGTTCTCCAGTTCCCCAACGAAGTAGAGCCTTTGTCTGATATGCGGCGCACCGACGCCCGCAGCGCACAGATCGAAAGGTGCGATGGCGTAATCCGTGCCTTCCAGGTCAGCGTGAACAAGGTCGAGCCAAGCAAGGCCGTCTTTTGACGCAACCTGCTCTCCAAAAATAACCGGAGGGCGGCACTGGTTGATAAGATAAAACCAGAACGGCCATAGGTGCCGCTCGTCATCAAACCCTTTTCCTTTGCCTGCCGCGCTGAAAGGCTGGCAAGGACAGGATCCCGTCCATACGGGTCTATCATCTGCCCATCCACATCCACGCAAGGCATACGACCAGACACCGATTCCGGCAAAGAAGTGGCACTGTGTGTATCCTTTGAGATCATCAGGCCGAACATCGATAATTGATCGTTCATCCACATCTCCCGATGCAATATGCCCTGCGGCAATAAGATTCCTGAGCCAGGACGCGGCATAAGCGTCAATCTCGTTGTAGTATGCGCTCATCTCTGCAAGGTCTTATATGTAGCTGCTGCCGATGATTTTGCGGATCACAGGTTTCAATTTTTCTGTTTTTCGCGTTGTGGGCTTTTTTCCTGGCGGGATATTTTTTCCCATGATCCGTTCCATTTTTTCCCATGCCTTGTCGGTAAAGCGATCAATCCCGACAGACGATGCCGCCGCACGCGCATAGACACGGCAGTCCAGAGCTTCGTTACGCTCCCTGATCTGGCGCCATTCACGGTAGGGAAAACCGCGCCGGTCTTTGACCGTCACCAGCCGTTCGGCGGTGAGCTGTCTGAAAAATTCTTCAGGGTATTTGGGAAAGTGACAATATCCCGATGGAAATGGCTCTCCGGCCTCAAGCTGCTCGTCGGTTGGCTTGTTTTTGCGTAAGAAACCGTAAAATTCCGATTTGCAAAAAGACGATCCCACCGGCCAGACCATAAACCCGCGCCTTTTTTTCTTACCCTGTACGGTCACATCCTCGTGGGACACCGCACCGAGCGGCGCACTGGTTTTATTCGTTCCCTTGACAGGTATTACCCGTTCAGTCTGTTTTTTACGAACCCATGTATAGACGGCGGACGTTGCATATCCCGTATCCACGGCGAGACGATAAACCGGCAGCTCCACCCCTTCGGCATCGGGGAAGGTTTCTTCAAGCAGGTCATCGATATTCTTCCAGACTTCTTCCCTGTTCGGGTCGCCTGGAAACACACGGTAATCTATAGACCAGCTTTCACGCTCATGCCCCCATGCTACGATTTCAACTTCAAGACGGTCTTTTTGAACATCAACACCGGCGGTCAGGAATATTCCACCCTTCGGCACAACAGCAATAGGATAATCTTCGCGGCGGTCATAAAGCCGTTGCCACTCCGGAGCTTCACCGCTCTCAGCCCATGTGCGGGCCTCGATTGTGTTGACGTACACCTTCATCGCGGCGTCATCTTTTGCGGCGGCTTTCCTCTCTGCAATCTGCGCCCATGTCAGCCACGGACTATTCAGACCGGAAAGCCAGAAGCCAGCGATGGCACTGAGAGGATTTTCTGCCCGCCAGATACCGCGTGAATTCATCCACGCCTTTTTGTAGCTTGGAATGGCAACGCCGCAATGCTCGCAAAAGTAGGCTGCCTCTTCCGGTTTGTCTTTTGGCCATTGCAGACGTTTTTCATCCAGGACCTGGTATTCACGGCATTCAGGGCATGGCACCCACCAGCGCCGACGGTCGGAGGCTTCATATTCCAGCTCGATTCGGCTGAAGCCTTGGATGGTCGGGGTCGAGACCAGAAAGATTTTCCGGTTGCCAAACGTAATCGTACGCTGGCTGGCGAGCGATACCGGATCACCTTCGCCATCAACGTCAAAATCATAGGCATCCACCTCGTCCAGAAACAGATACCGCACCGGCATGGAGCGAAGTCCCACCGCGCTGTTCGCGCCCGTCATCACAAGAATGCCGCCGGGGAATTCTTTGCTCTGCACCGTGTTGCCGCTATCGCGCGATCTGGCCTCCTTGACGCGCTCCCGCAGGACGGGCGTGTTGTCGATCAATCCGGCCACGCGTTGTTTCGACCAGCGTTTTGCCATTTCCACGGTGGGCTGCACAGCCAGCATTGGGCCTGGCGCATGATGGATGACATAGCCGATCCAATTATTGCCAGCTTCGGTGCCGCCGATCTGCGCCCCTTTCATAAAGACAACCTTTTCCACCGGGGAGGATGGCGAAAGACAATTCATGATCTCGCGCAAATATGGTGTGCGCTCGGTGCGCCATGGGCCAGGCTCTCCCGATGCGTTCTGCGATAGATGTCGATGCGTATCCGCCCATTCGGATACATTCAGGCGCGGGTCTGGCCGCACCGCTAGCGAAGCGTGTGCGAGACATTCCTGCAAAGCGTCCATAATTATCCAGCGGGCGTATTTATAGTGGCGATAGCATCGGCGGCATCATCCAGAAGCTGCCGGAGTTCCGTATCAAGCATTTCGCGTATCTGTTTCGGACTGTCCTCTACAGCCAGGAGCGGCGCCATGCGGTCGGGCATATTCAAAATCCGGTCCCGCATGACGCGCAGAATATTGAACCATGCAACCTTGACATTGTCGGTCCGCACCAATGCCCCCGACTTTTCTTCAAAGGATAATTTGGCAAGACGGGCGTGATAGGCTTCCTTGACAGCGCGGCTTTGCGCGTAATTCGGACCGCTAACCATCGGCGCCTCGGCGGGCGGCATTGCAGCAGACGGTTTTGTGGCCGTTTGCTTTGGGATATCTGCCGCCTTTCGTTGCTGAGCCTGATTGGTATTACGCTCCCAGGCCGCGTCGGATTTTTCAGGATCGATGGTGCCATCAGGCTCCTTTTGAATGCGGCCCGATTTGATGGCCTTCAATACGGCAACGTGGGAGCATCCCCGATGGCGGGCATAGGCGGCTATCGATAATCCTGTGCTCAAAATACATCATTCCATGATCCAAAAGGGTCAGACAAAGCCATAAGATTGCTCTGAATTCTCTCGCCATCCCACAAACACAATGCGTTCATGGATGGGAAGGGAGACACTCTTATGTCCAAAAAAGCCAAGGCCAAAAAGGCTGTAGTGCCTAAAATTGAAAAATTTGTAAAAGCCAAAACCAGAAAGACAACCGTCAAAACACCAGCTCCTAAAAAGGAAACCAAGATCAGCAAGGTCGTATCCCTCCTATCCCGCGATAAGGGTGCCAGCATGCAGGATCTGATCGATGCGACCCAGTGGCAAAAGCATACGATCAGGGCCACTATCTCGCGGGTAATTTCAAAGGATATGGGCCTTAAAGTCGAAACCAGTATGGGCGATGATAAAACCCGCCTCTACAAAATATTATCCGGCAGTCAATAACAAAAATCCATTATTATTGGTTAATACCATCTATGCCGCTTGATTATAAAACAATCAGGCAGCATAGATATTTGTAATCAAATGACGCCATATCCCAGTTGATTTTGTCATCGAACGAAGCGTTCATGAACACACAAACAAAGGAGATAACCATGACCGCCAAAGAAAAAACAATCACCCAGATCGCCATTGGAGCCAACCTCGCGGCTCTTTGCGAAAACCTTACCAAAGCCGCCCAATACGCACAGGAAGGCCACGAGGCCATGGAAGCTGGAGAACAGAATCAAGCAATCGGCTCCATCCTCTATCTTGAAACCATGCTTGGCGAAGCCACGGCGCTCTACAACGCCGCCATCGCCCTCCACAGAACAAAACGCTAGGGACGGGAATTAAATCACCAGTTCTGCTTTTTTGCCCGTAAACTCTTCCCACCGGCGCACGATGACATCGACATATTTTGGATCAAGCTCCACCATCCGGCATTGACGGCCCAGCTTTTCGCAAGCAATCAGCGTCGAGCCGGAGCCTCCGAAACAATCCAGAACGATATCGCGGGACTTGCTGGAATTCTTCAAGGCACGCTCGATCAATTCCACAGGCTTCATGGTTGGATGGAGATCGTTGCGGACGGGCTTTTTGACAAACCAGATATCGCCTTCATTCCTAGCCCCGCACCAGTAATGATCATTGCCCTGTTTCCAGCCATAGAGAATAGGCTCATACTGCCTCTGATAATCCGACCGCCCCATGGTGAACATATTTTTGGCCCATATCACAAAGGTTGACCATTTCCCTCCCGCTTTTACAAACGCGGTATGCAGGGTATGAAGCTCGGAAGATGACATGCAGATATAGATGGCTCCCTTACATACGTTGATCATATTGAGGCAGGAATCATTCAGGAAACTTTCAAAGTCAGACCCCAGATTGTCATTCATGATCTTTCTGGCATTTCCCCTGATTTTATCCTTCGCGCTATTGCCGTAATCGACATTGTAGGGAGGATCGGTAAAGACCATATCCGCAAGCTGACCGGACATCACTTTTTCGATATCGGATAGGATGGTGGAATCTCCACAGAGCACAAGGTGATCGCCCAGCTTCCAAAGATCACCCGTCTTGCTGACTGGCTCTTCTGGTGTTTCTGGCACCGCGTCATCTTCGTTGGATGTATCCTCCTCATCCGAAAACAGGATGTCATCCATCTCGGCGGAATCAAAACCCAACAGATTCAGATCGAAATCCTCCGCCGCCAGCGCGGTCATTTCTTTCCGTAGCAACTCGTCATCCCATCCGCCATTCAGAGCCAATTTGTTGTCCGCGATAACATAAGCGCGTTTTTGTATTTCCGTTAAATGATCGAGCACAACCACAGGAACTTGCGTGAGGCCGAGTTTCAATGCCGCCTGGAGGCGGCCATGCCCTGCAATGATTCCTGCGGCTGTGTCGACCAGGATCGGATTGAGAAACCCGAATTGAAGAATGCTCGCCGCAATCTGGCCGATCTGTTCTTCGGAGTGGGTGCGCGGGTTCTGGTCATAAGGCACCAGCCTATCAACCGGCCACAGATCAATACGCGAGGCCATGCGGCTCGTAAGGTCAAGCATTGTCATTCCGTTCTCGTTTTGAAAATTTCGTCTGCGTCTGCGGGATGTAACCGTAACCACCCTGTAACCTGTAACCACGCCTGTAACCCGTTTTAAGTTACAGACGCTATCAAAATGCCGCGCCTCGCCCGCCCTCATACGTTTTCCGGCAGGAAGGACCCAATAAATATTTGAATTTTTTGAGTAATTTTTTCTACAAGGATTAGACAGATGTCAGGGCGTGGATTATCATCATCGGATGATAATCAATTTGTCTCAACCGCCCTATTCAAAAGAATTTCTTTCACGCTTCACAGGCATTGTAAAAATTGTTTTCGGTGACGAGGCAGATGCTGATTGGCTTGCTTCCCTCAACTGGAGACTGGATAATATGCCGGATGTCACAGTCTTTACCGCTCATAAAGAGGGCGTTTTAATTGGATTCAAAGCGGGATATGCGACCGCCTATAATCGTTATTATAGCTGGCTAGGCGGCACCCTGCCGAATTTCAGGAAACAAGGCATTGCCTCGAAGCTAATGGATACACAGCACCAATGGATCATGCTCTCTCGTTTTAATGTGCTCGATACCCATGTTGATCAGAAAAACAAACCCATGATCGCCTTAAATGAAAAGCATGGGTTTTTAACTATTGGATCTTTTGTAAAGAGCGGAAACGAGAACCGCATCATGCAAAAGCAGTTCCAGTGA